GGGTACAGCTTGCCGTGCTTGCCAGCGGTCGCGCGGGCGTTGGTCTTCCAGTCGTCACGCAGTTCGCCGGCCGACTTCTCCACGATGGCCCGGACCACAGGCAGCACTGAGATGGCAGCCTTCTCGAGATCATGGACCAGCCCAGCGACGCCGCTGATCTCCATGCTCACGAGTAGTCCTCAACCAAAATGTGACGGGCAGTCTGCGTGCCCGAATAGTTGACCTCGGTCACAGTCAGCGGGCGGCCGATCACCCAAGCATCATCTGATGCCGTGACCGTCAGAACGTCAGAGCGGAGGATCTCGCCTACCGCATCCCACGGAATCTGCACGTCATACCCGCGCATCTGGATCGCAACCTGGCCAGCCTCAGTCTGATGACCCATGCGGAACGCCTTGACCCGGCACTGGCCTGAGTAGACCGTCGCGTAGGTGGGGACCATCACGTCGTTCGCGTCGAGGGCTTGGCCGGTCTGGTGCTGCACGGTGCAGGCATCAAGCATCACCTGAAGGTGCGCAGCGCGACCCGCGGCGAGGGTTTCGGCGACGCTCACCATCCCGTGTCACCAGAACCAAGGTCGACGCTGGACGCGCCACGACGGTAGCGACGCAACGAAAGCTTGTCATCATCAGTCAGCGCGACCCCGGTGCCAACCTTGTCGGCGTAACCAACCTTGCTAGTCCAGTCGTCAATCCCTGACTCCAAACTGGTGAGCCCTGTCGGGTTGATGAACGCCCGCATCACCATCCGCCGACACACCGCAACGATGACATCAGGGATAGGCGAGTACCCATGGTCGTAGGTGACCGACAGTGTCGACTTCAGGCCATAGATCGCCAGCGGAGGAATCGTGTCCACGGACGGCCAGCGCCAGCCGAAGACCCGGTAGAGCCGATCGCCGATCTGAGAGAAGTCGCCGACCACTTGGCCGTTGATGCTGACCAAAGTCACTGCAGTCACAGGCCGTTGAGGAAGGTCCAACCAAGGACCGTCCGGGGACTCGCGCTTCATCACGTCGCCAATGACAGCGGAAATGTCTTGGCGGACGTAGTCGCGGATCAGGTCCGTGGCATCGTCACAGAACGCGCCAGCCTGAATGAGTTCAGCAGAGGTGAAGGTCCGCCCAAGACGGTCGGCGATGTCTTGCCCGAGAGCGAAAGGCGCAAGCGTCATGGGTGGACCTCCGTCCTAGTTGCTTGGGGTGGGTTCGGCCACAGCCTCGACGATGCCGAAGCCTTCAGTGCCGCGCACGACATCGGCGACCTTCGTGTCATCCGTGGCGAAGACGTAGACCTTCTGACCGTCCGCTGTGTCGTTGTCTCTGTCGCGTGCAAAGTCAGCCACGAGCTTGTCGCCGACCATGATGCCGACGCCATGAGTCGCAGTGAAGTTGAACTTGGCCATGCGTGTACTCCTTTGATGTGAAGGGGCATTGATGACGAGGGGCACCACGCGGGTGCCCCTCGTCACGCAACTCAGGTCAGGCCAGTGAGCTGACCGTGGAACTGCTCGGCGCCGTACTCAAGGCCAACCTCGCCGTACAGCTGGAACTTGCGAGCTGAACCCGTGCGGGCGATCTCCTCGGTGAACAGAAGCCCCTTGCCGGGGATCTCCAAGAACACCGGGTAGCAGTTCGACAGGTCCACGACCGCCAGGGCACCAGCAGGCATCCAACGGTCGACCATGACACCGAAGGTGCCGAAGTCGGTCACGACCGTGTCGACAGCGACGCCACCGACAGTGCGGTCGCGCGTGACCTGGTTCAGCGCCGGGATGGCGTAGGCGTTGGACAGCTTCACCTTCTGGTCAGGGCCGACCAGAAGGACCGTCGACGCGGTGGGCAGCTTCCCACCGGAGTTGAAGATCTTGGTGAGCAGCCCATCAACCGCGGCCTTGGTGATCGGCCCGGCGACCGCAGTCACGTTGGTCGTGATCGCGGTCAGGAGACCCCGAGTCTTGCGCGGGGTCAGGTTGTCCGCGGGCTTCGCGTAGACGCCCGTGAGGAACGACTGCTCGATGTCCACAGCCATCGACTCAAGCTCAGCCGTGGTCTGGATCGCGAGCTCGTCGAGGACTGCGTCGTCCCACTCGGGGGCGATGTTCGCGCCAGCGAAGTTCCCACGCGCGGCGAGCCGGGTGTAGGAAATCTCGATCGCGGAGTGGTGAATCTCCACGACGTTGGTGACGTTGGCGCGGGCGCGCTCAGCGCCAGCCGGGGCCGCTGCACCTTCGAGGGCAGCATTGCCAGCGGACGAGGTACGCCGGTCGATGGTCTGCCACTCGAACTGAGTCGCAGTGGTCTTCTTGGCCGCGTTCAGGCCGCCAATGGCGGACAGGAACGGGGTCTCGGTGGGGGTGACAGTGAACAGTTCCCCGTGGTAGTTCGGCAGGGTAAAGGTGGTGCCCTGCCCAGCAACAGCAGCCATTTCAGGCTCCAATCTGGTTTGTTACCGGGCAGGCCAGGAAGGCTTGCCTCAGTTCGTGATGGACTTGCGGGTCTTCAGGCGGATGACCTCGCGGACATCGCCTTTGGCTTGGGCGGCGTTGATCTGCTCATCGAGTCCGACTGGTGACCCGCTGGCACCCTGTGAGGGGTCAGGGCGGGGGCCTGTGGGCTTGGATGAGTTGAATGCGGCCAGAACCTTCGCGACGGATGCTTCGACGTCCTCACGGGTCGAACCCGTGATGAACTCGACAAGGTGCGGGGGGACCTGCTTCTCGACTGCGACCTCGTACCGCGTCAGGCGCCCAGTGGCGTCTGCAGTGGCCAAACCCGCATCGGTCGCAGCCTTTCGGGCGGCAACCAGTTCCTCCGAAGCCTTCTCGGCGTCGGTCTTGCTTGCATCCTCGAACTCCTTGACCCGGGCCTCGGCAGCCTTGAGGGCTTTCTCGGCATCCGTGCGGGCTTTCCGTTCGGCCGTCAGTGCAGCCTTGCCGGGGTCGCCTAGCGCGGACTCGTCAGGCTTTGGGGCTTCAGGTGTTGGCGAGTCGCTCGCTGGTGCCTTGGGCTTCGGAGCCTCAGGGGTTGGGGCTGGGTCGTTCGTGGGGTCGGACATGGTGCCTCCATCGCGGAGTTAGCCGGTCGGGCCTCGCGCCCGGTCGGTGGAATGTGGGGACTACGTCAAGTAGCCGTACTCGCGGAGCATCGAGACCGATTCCTCGCGGGTCGCTGAGAGTTTGTATATTCCTTCGGGAGTGAGCCGGACCTTGGCCGCGCGGCCTGCGTCGGTATAGCCGCCGAAGACACCGCGGGTCGTCGTGCCCTCAGTGGTCGTCCATTGCTGAACCGCGCTCATCCCGCGACGAGCATTCACGACCTGGGACATGTCCGCACCGTCGCGGATCGCCTCAGCGCCAGCCTTGGTGAAGACCTTGTCCTGCTGCGCCGACGTTAGGCTCCGGAAGTACGCGTCCGAGTTGGACTTGGCCGGCTCGATGCTCTTGTGATCCGCCGCGGGGCTAGCTGAGCAGTTGCACCTCGGATGTCTTTCGAACGAGGCAGCCTCAAAGGTCGAGTACCACTTGTCTGCGAGAATCGAGCATCGCGAGCACGGGGCAGAACTAAGGGTCCGCACGTAGCCGGTGACGCGCCGATCCGACATCATGCCCACGCCCACCGCAGAACGGCCGGCGTCAGCAATCTCAGTGGCCACGATCATCTGCAGGCTGGACAGACCAACCTGCCACGCCGCGGACTCACTCATGCCGCTCGCGAGAGCCTGCTGCCCATGAATGGCAGGCATGTAGAGCAGTGAGCCGAGCGCGCGACCATCAGCCGCCGAAGCGCCGAACATGTCCGTGTCGACCACACCTGCTGGCTCAGGAGAGACGCCTTGGAGCCGCAACATGGTCGACACGTAGTCAGTTGCCCCCGAAGCGTTATAACGCTTCCCAGAAGCCACCATGCCCACTACGCGGGTGATCTGAGGCGTCCACGTACCAGCGAAGTTCGCCGGGTCAACACCAGCCCACATTTGTGTGGCTGATTCCTTAGCCCGTGCGATGTAGAGGGCCTGCCGACGATGCAACGCCAGCGAAAGACTCGCGACATCCACGGCTTACGCGCCCGGGTGGGCTGTCAAGTACGCGATGAGTGCGGGATTGTCCCGCAGCGTGGCGAGCAATGGCCCTGTCATCGCGGCGACAGTGAACTCCTCGACAGTGACGCCACCAACACGATCGCGCGCCTCATAGACGGTGTCGGCATACACGCTGGGGTGAGCGCCGGACTGACGTAGGGCACAATGCAGGATCTCATGGATCAGACTGTAACGATTGGCGTCTGTCGCATGGTTGGGATTGATTCCGATGACGAGTTTCTCGTGGTCGCTGAACGCGATCCACTCACCCTTATCTCCGAAGTTGGCCTCGTCTGATGCCGCCTTGACCGACGCTGCATCGTGGAGCACCTGATAGGTCACTGAGCCGATGCGAATACTGGCGGGAATATCTGCCACGGTTTTGTTAGCCATCAGCCGACAGTCCCGTCCGAATGCATCCCCTTGGTAGCCATCCCCGCCATCGGCATGGCAGCAGGAACGGCAGGAGCAGCAACCGGAGGCGCAACCGGAGGCGGGGTGACCTCAGCGGCGCCAATCGCAGAACCGAACAGCATCGCGTCAGCCTCGCGGGCAGTGCGCGCCTTGTCCCACGCGTCCATCCGCAACCGCTGACCCTCGGTGTAACCCAAGTCCTCACGAGCCTGCTCAATCGGGATGATCTTGGCCACGACCTTCTTGACCACTGCGTCCGCAGCCTGGGAGACGGTCGGAGTCGAAGCGTCACGCCAGCGAGTCTCAAGACGACGCGCGGACGGATTCCACTCGCCGTCGATGATCCGTTCAGCTATGGACATGACCTGCTCATGTGACTCACCGAACGACACCTGCTTGCGCTCCGCGCGCTTCACCAGCCGACCCTCATTGCTG